AAGTTCAGGACAGGCAATACCGTCAGCTTTCGGACTTTTTCGGATAGCGGAAACAGTTAGGGCCAATCTGGATAAAGACAAGGCAGAAGAAGATGCAATAGAATATGCAAACCAATATGCAACCCTCACAAAACAAATAGACGATGTCAGACAGGCCAAAATCGACTTGCTTAAAGGAGCTGATCTTCCTCTACCGGAGCTTTCTGTCGTAGACGGAGAACTCACATATAACGGTTATAAATGGGACAACATGTCCAGCTCTGACCAGCTAAAAGTATCTACCGCGATTGTCCGCAAGCTGAACCCAAAATGTGGTTTTGTGCTCTTGGACAAGCTGGAGCAAATGGATGTTGACACACTTAAGGAATTTGGCGCCTGGTTAGAACAAGAAGGATTACAGGCTATTGCTACACGGGTTAGTACCGGAGATGAATGCAGCATTATCATAGAAGATGGTTATATCAAGGGAGCAGAAGAACCAATCCAGGAAGCTCCCAAATGGAAAGCAGGTGAGTTTTAATGCAGATATCTCGAGGAAAGATTGAAAGTGCTCAAAAAGTTGTTATCTATGGTCCCGAAGGGATAGGAAAATCAACTTTTGCAGCTCAATTTCCTAACCCTGTTTTTATCGACACTGAAGGTAGTACTAAACACATGGATGTTGCCAGAACTCCAAAGCCTAGCAGCTGGTCAATGCTGTTAGAACAGGTTAAATATTTTAAAGCTAATCCTAGGGAATATGACACATTAGTAATTGATACCGCAGACTGGGCTGAGCAGTTATGCGCAAGGGAGATATGCGCAAAGGCCCAAAAAACTGGAATTGAAGACTTTAGCTATGGGAAGGGTTACGTTTACTTGGAAGAAGAGTTTGGTAGGCTCCTAAACGCCTTGGAAGATATTATAGAGTTAGGAATAAACGTAGTATTTACAGCTCATGCTCAAATGAGAAAATTTGAGCAACCAGATGAAATGGGATCGTATGACCGGTGGGAAATGAAATTAGAGAAAAAAACTGCTCCGCTCTTAAAAGAATGGGCTGACATGCTCTTATTCGCAAACTATAAAACCTATGTGGTTAAAACTGATGATAAAAAAAACAAAGCTCAAGGCGGCAAGCGTGTCATGTATACGTCTCATCATCCATGTTGGGACGCAAAAAACCGGCATGGATTAGAACCGGAAATTGATTTTAGTTATGCTGCTATAGCTCATTGCATTCCGTCCAGATTGACAGCTACAAAAGAGATTACAAAGAAGGATATCTATTTGGATGATGCTTCATCTAAGCTTGCAGAACAACCAAAAACTGAACTGCCAAAAGCTGAACTATCTAAACAGAACCCTGTACATGATCCTGATTATGATGGTATCCCCAAAGCTTTAGCCGATTTAATGAAAGCTAACAATGTTACATCAGAAGAAATTCAGCAAGCTGTAGCAAACCAAGGATATTACCCAGCTAATACCCCAATTAAAAACTATGATCCAAATTTCATCGAAGGGGTTCTAGTTGGGGCATGGCCACAGGTGTTTAAGAAGATTCAGGATTTCAGGGACGATATACCGTTTTAAAAATATTTAAAAGGAGAAAAGAGATTATGAGTAATCAAGGATATGAATTAAGTTGGGATGGTCAAATTGAAAACGATAGCCCGGAATTTGTAGTACTTCCGGAAGGAGATTATGACTTTGAAGTTATTGACTTTGAAAGAGCACGTCATAATGGCAGCGACAATTTACCGCCATGCAATAAAGCAATAGTGCATATTAAGATTCAAGGCCCTGAAGGTGTTTCAGTTATCAGGCATCAACTATTCTTGCACTCAAAAACAGAAGGCTTACTTTGTGCATTTTTTACTGCAATTGGCCAGCGAAAAAAAGGTGAAAAAATCAACATGAACTGGAATAATGTCATAGGCTCATGTGGCCGAGCAAAAATTGGTATCCGTAAGTATGAAGGTAAAGAGTATAACGAGATTAAAAAGTTTTACGAACCTGAGGAGGGACCGCAGAGCGCAAATAAAAGCTTTCAGGCTGGGAGGTTTTAATTGTGCTGCAGCTGAGACCATACCAGCTGGAGGCGAAGGAAGCAATCCAAACTGAGTGGGCAAAAGGTATTTCAAGAACTTTATTGGTACTACCAACAGGTACAGGTAAAACAATTGTATTTTCCAAGCTTATTGAGGATTGTGTTTGTGAAGGTGAGCGAGTCCTTGTACTTGCTCACCGGGGCGAACTCCTTGATCAAGCCGCTGACAAACTCTTGAAAGCTACTGGGCTGAGATGCGCGACTGAAAAAGCAGAAGAGTCCTGTCTCGGCAGCTGGTATCGGGTAGTTGTTGGTTCAGTTCAATCCCTTATGAGAGAGAAACGGTTAAGCCAATTCCCCAAAAACTATTTCAATACAATCATTGTTGATGAAGCTCATCATTGTTTGGCTGACAGTTATCAGCGTGTATTGGATTATTTTAAAAATGCCAAAGTATTAGGCGTAACAGCAACGCCAGACCGAGGAGATATGAGAAATCTCGGCCAGTATTTTGAAAGTCTGGCTTATGAATATACACTTCCAAGAGCTATTAAAGAGGGATATTTAAGTCCTATTAAAGCTTTAACAATCCCGCTAAAACTTGACATAACAGGAGTCGGGGTCCAAGCTGGAGACTTTAAAACCGGCGATTTAAGTACTGCTTTAGATCCGTATTTATACCAAATTGCAGAAGAAATGGCTAAATACTGTATTGATCGAAAAACGGTTGCATTTCTACCCCTCATTAAAACAAGCCAAAAATTTGCGCAGATATTAAGAGAAAAGGGTTTCCGTGCTGCTGAAGTCAATGGAGAGAGTGCTGATCGCGAGCGGCTCCTGAAAGACTTTGATGCCGGCTCCTATGATGTTTTGTGCAATTCTATGCTTTTAACCGAGGGATGGGATTGTCCGTCAGTAGATTGTATCGTAGTACTCCGCCCGACAAAAATCAGGAGTTTATACTGTCAAATGGTTGGCCGAGGAACAAGGTTACATCCTGGCAAAGAATATCTGCTTCTGCTAGATTTTCTTTGGCATACGGAACGTCATGAATTATGCCATCCGGCACATCTTATTTGTGAGTCGGAAGAAGTAGCCAAACAAATGACTGAAAACATTGCTGAAGCCGGAATGCCGGTTGATCTGGAAACTGCTGAAAAACAAGCGTCTGAAGATGTTGTCGCAGCCCGGGAAGAAGCTCTGGCTAAACAATTACAGGAAATGAAAAATCGCAAAAGGAAGTTGGTGGATCCTTTGCAGTTTGAAATGAGCATCCAAGCGGAAGATCTGGTAAACTATGTGCCTACTTTTGGTTGGGAAATAGGCCCACCAAGTGAAAGTCAGCTTAGGACTCTTGAAAAGCTTGGAATATTTCCTGATGAAATTGAAAGTGCCGGGAAGGCAGCAAAGCTCTTAGATCGCTTAAGCAAGCGGAGAATGGAAGGACTTACGACTCCTAAGCAGATTCGCTTTCTGGAAGGCCGGGGATTCAATCATGTAGGTACATGGCAATTCGAAGCAGCGAAAAAGCTTATTGACAGGATTGCCGCTAATGGATGGAGGGTGCCACATGATATCAATCCAGCAGAATATAAGCCTGAGTATATTAGTGACTTCAGATGGGGGGCTTAATATTGGATAAGCAGTATAACTTGCTAGAAATATTAAATCACATAGATCCATCAGTATTGGAGTACCAGGACTGGCTAAACGTCGGCATGGCTCTCAAAGAAGCAGGGCATACTGCTGCCGACTGGGATGCTTGGAGTCGGCGTGATCCAGCCAGATACCATTCCGGAGAATGTTTCCTGAAATGGGACAGTTTCCGGGGATCCCAAAATCCAGTGACAGCCGGAACTATTATCGCTCTTGCTAAGGATCAGGGATGGAGACCAGAGCGAAACACCGATAATTATGAATTGGACTGGAACGCAACAATTGGTGGAAAAGATGATTTGGTAATCATCGATAAAGGATGGCTACAAGGGAAAGAAGTTATAGAGCCAGCAGACAACTGGAATCCTGTTGCAGATCTGGTCAAATACTTAGAAATCCTTTTCGAGGCTAGCGAAAATGTTGGCTATGTCACTGAGAGCTGGGAGAAGGATGGAAAATACCTGCCGACAAAAGGCTGCTGGGACCGGACTGCCGGGGAGCTTATTCAGCAATTGAACAAATGTAATGGCGACATCGGAGCAGTTCTTGGTGACTATAAGCCCGAAGTAGGAGCTTGGATCCGGTTTAATCCTCTCGATGGGAAAGGCTGTAAGAACGAAAACGTGACTGATTATAGGTATGCACTTGTCGAGTCTGATGATATGGATATCGATCAACAGAATGCCGTCATTAGGGAATTAGAATTGCCGGTTGCCTGCCTTGTTTATTCCGGAGGAAAAAGTCTCCATGCCATTGTTAAAATCGAAGCATCAAGCTATGAGGAATATAGAAAGTGCGTCGACTATCTCTATGCAGTACTCAAAAAGAATGGCCTGAATGTTGATACCCAAAATAAGAATCCATCCAGATTAAGCCGTATGCCGGGCGTTATGCGGAACGGCCGCAAACAATTCCTTGTTGATACCAACATCGGCAAAGAGTCATGGAAGGAATGGCAGGAGTGGATAGAAGGCATCAATGACGATCTACCGGAGCCAGAGAGTATGGCTTCAGTTTGGGATAACCTTCCGAATTTATCTCCGCCTCTAATTGATGGTATACTCCGACAGGGACACAAAATGCTTCTAGCTGGGCCCAGCAAGGCGGGAAAGTCATATGCCCTTATCGAGCTATCAATTGCCATTGCAGAGGGCAAGAAGTGGCTTAACTGGAACTGCACCCAGGGTAGGGTAATGTATGTCAACCTGGAACTGGACCGGGCCAGCTGCTTACACCGGTTTAAAGATGTGTACCAGGCTCTTAGTTGGCAGCCTAAAAATTTAGACAGTATTGACATTTGGAACCTAAGAGGCAAGTCGGTCCCTATGGATAAACTTGCGCCAAAACTGATCAGACGTGCAGCCAAGAAGAATTATATAGCCATCATTATTGACCCGATTTATAAAGTTATTACTGGCGATGAAAATAGCGCTGACCAGATGGCAAAATTTTGCAATCAATTTGATTTAGTATGTCATGAATTGGGTGCAGCCGTAATCTATTGCCATCATCATAGCAAAGGTATGCAAGGACAAAAACGCTCTATGGACAGGGCATCAGGATCAGGAGTGTTTGCGCGGGATCCTGACGCGCTTCTGGACTACATTGAACTCGAAGTGACCGAGGACCTGCTCAAGCAGGAAGAAAACAAAGCCGTGGCTCATGTCTGCAAAGAGTGGCTGAATAAACATTTAGATAACTGGGAAGATCATGTCTCTCAAGATGATCTATGCAGCGAAAAAGCCATGCTCCAGGCTTGCAAAAAGCTTCTGAGTGCAGATATTAATCAGGCTATGCAGAAAGATATTCAGGCTGCCAGAAAAGCCGTACAACGGCTAACAGCGTGGCGTATAGAAGGGACTTTGCGGGAGTTTCCAAAGTTCCCGCCGGTTAATATTTGGTTTGATTATCCGGTCCATCATGTGGATGATGTCGGCATCCTACAGGACGTAGAAGCCGAAGGAGAAAAGCCGCCATATATGAGGGGCATAGAAAAAATGAAAAAACAGAAAGATCGAATGAAGCAAGAAAGAAAAATTGCAGTTGAGAATGCTTTTGAAGCTTGTGGCATCGGCGATACGGTTACTATTCAAAGTATGGCTGAGTACATGGGAACAACTGAAAAAACTGTGAGAAACAGAATAAAAGAACACGGAGGATTTACCATCTCTGAAAATATTGTTTCAAGGAAAAAATCTTAAATTTTCCCTCGTTTCCCTGAAATACGTCAGGGAAAAAACCTAATTTTTCCCTAATTTCCCTAGGGAAAAAACCTTAAAATAAGGAAATTTCCCTAAGAGCTAAAAATGTAAAAAGCTGGATTTTTAGGGAAGAAAAAACCTTAATTAAGGAAATTTCATCAGGGAAAATTTTAGGGAAAAAACCTTATATATATATATATATATATATTTTCCTTTCCCTGAAGTCTGGGGTCACGGATAGGGGGAAGTAGTCGTGCGTTAAGCTGACGCACGACGACTCCTTCCCCTATCTATCCGGTGACCAGGCAAAACGAACCATAATGAAACTAAATGTAAATTATTGGAAGTGATAAATTGAAAACTCAATTCTTTATTCCGATGAAACCATCAACAAAAACTCACCAAGAGAAAAAAGCTAGAGTAGTAAACGATAAGCCGCAATTCTATGAGCCGGCAGAGCTGAAGGCTGTCCGGTCAAAATTACAGGCACACTTAGCCAATTACGTTCCTGAACAAAAATATACTGGTCCGGTACGGCTCATAGTAAAGTGGTGCTTCCCGGTTACAGGGAAGCATAAGAACGGAGAATACAAGTCGACCAGGCCGGACACTGACAACCTGCAAAAGATGCTCAAGGATGTAATGACAAAGCTTGGATACTGGACGGATGACGCTTTAGTAGCAAGCGAGGTCGTGGAAAAGTTCTGGTCGGATGTCCCAGGAATTTATATCGCGATTGAACCCCTTTGAAAGTTGGTGAAGAGATGTATCAAGAAACATTATGGGGTGAACCTGAGGTTATTCAGGTCGATGAAAAGAAGCAGATCAGCCGACGTTTTGCGGATCCCAGGTCGGACAAAGCAGCTGATCACGAATACTGGCAGGATCTCCTTTGGAACTGCTGGCACTTGGAAAGAGATCTGTTTTATCTGCTTCATGGTATCCGGTGTGGTGGCGGTGAGATTACTTTAACGCCTAACAGTTTAAGGCTGCAGCAAGGTGAATGGACCCCGCTGGACTGGGAAAATATTAAAAACCGGTTAGGGCCTTTCAAAGAAAAACTGGTGGATATTTTCAAGCTTACCCGGATGGGCAGGGTGTCGGAAGAGAAATTGCCGGAAGGATTATTCGGAGGATGAGATAAATGGACAAATGCATGCGCTACATGATTGACGCCGAGTTATACCGGACAACCGGGAAAATTGAAAAAAAACGAACAAGAGGTGCCGAAGGAAAACGAGGTTGAGCACGATGCCTAAAACAATGTCTCCTCAACAGATAAAAACGATAATGCAATATACACCTGACCAATTCTGTAAAGTGAATAAAGCACAAGATATTAGGCGCATGTATCTGCGTGATATACAGGAACATATCAATGCGATAAATGAAACACTTGCCGAGATATCAGAAAGTCCATTGCCAGATAAATTAAAGCATTTTGAAGATGAGTTTTTGCATGAACGTGAAATCTTGTCACACTGGGTTGATGTTTTAACAAAGGAGGTCGAACACAATGGCTAAGCCTGATATAAGCAAAGTAAATCCTATATGGGCACGACAAGCACTGATAAACGCCAATGGTGACAGAAAAGCGGCGTATAGTCAATATATCAAGTTGTACTTTAAGCAGACAGGCAGGCTTGCGCCAGGGTGCGATAACAAGGATTTGCAGGCGTTTTATGATAGAGAAAGCGAGGTCGAGGAAGGATGAAAGCATTTAAAGTAATCGACAAAAAGACAGGTAAATATCCTGACGTAGAAAAAATAGCTCTTAAGGAGGAATGGGCGCAGAGACTTGTGTACTGCGACATTAACGGATTTTATATCGGCGAAGGTGGAGAACTTGCACTAGCTGATGAATGCGGCAATATTGCGCATTGTCCGCCGGATAGATTTGATGTTGTGTTTGAGGAAAGCGAGGGTGAGGAAGGATGAGTTGTTATAATTGCCAATATTCTGAGATCTTAATGCGGCGAATACAGCATATACGGTTACTGCCGCAAAAATGGAGGCAAATATAAGATTTATCTGCCAGGAGGAAAATGCGAGGATTTTAAGCTTTGGGAAGGAAAGCGAGGGATGAAGGATGGCTAAAGCGATATTGGATGCTACAGCAGGTAGTAGAATGATATGGTTTGATAAGCATAATCCTGATGTACTGTATATGGATAACAGACAATTAACTACTACTCTATGCGATGGCCGAATCCTTAATATTCATCCAGATATTATTGCTGATTTTCGTAATATGCCCTTTAAGGATAACACGTTTTACCTTGTTGTGTTTGACCCACCACACCTTAGAGTAGCAGGAGAAAAATCATGGTTGGCCAAAAAATACGGTGTGCTGTCTGAAAACTGGCGACAGGATATATCGCAAGGTTTTAGAGAGTGTATGAGGGTTTTGAAGCCAAATGGAGTGCTTATTTTCAAGTGGAATGAGGAACAGGTTAAATTAAGCGAGGTATTAAGTGTACTTGATGCAAAGCCGCTATTTGGTAACCGCAGAAGTAAGACGCATTGGATGGTTTTTATGAAAGATGTATTATAATACGCTAGTATTTGTACCGAGCAAAGGCAGGCATCCAGACTGCCCGCTGAAGCTGGTGGAGGAGAGGGAGGCATCTATGGTCAGCCAGTGTCGTGTTATACGTGCATTGAGTGTTGCGATAGATGGCTTGATGAGATAAATGGGATAGATGAGGATGAGGAGGATAACCCCGAACTGCTAAAGGAGGATGAAAGCGTATGAGCAGACACTTGTATCCTGATTGCACAAAATGCCCATATTTTTTAAGCGTAGATAAGATAGCAAAGTTAAAAGCAACAATCGAATCCCAGCAACAGGAGATAGAACGCTTTAAAGAATCCTGCAAGAAGTCTTTTAACGCATTAGGTCTTGTCATGAAAGAAAAGGACAAAGCCTTAGAACAGGCGAGGGAAGCGTTAGAACCATGCATTCGGATTAGTGGAGAAGGTCTAGCTACTATGACTTATTTAAAAATACAGAAAGCGTTTAAAGAGATAGAAAAAGCCTTGGGAGGTAACGGAGAAAATGAAAATGAAAGAGATTGATTATATTTTAAGTATGATTCAACTTTACAGTTATAAATTACTTACCTGCAAAATCGGCAATGCACTTATGGACTTTAGGAAAAGATACACTTTAGGGAGGTAACGGGGATGAGTAAATTTAAATTTACGCGATTTCCCCGAGCGAGAGGAAGATGTACGTGACAAAAAAAGAACTCCAAGAATACTATTGGGCGCAAAAGAACATAGAGAAGCTGGAAAACAGGATAGATGAACTGATGGCCATAGCCATGAGACAAACGACGACAATCAAAGGCGATGCCGACTCAATACACGGGGTAGGCTATCAAGACAGGATGGGAGAAGTCCTGGCAGAGATAGCGGATCTGCGGACAGAACTAAAAAACCAACTTCAAAAATCGTATGAGCAACAGGTGAAAATTGAGAAAGCTATCAGTGAGCTGCCGGAACGGGAGAAATATCTAATCAGAGCGAGGTACATTGAGCGGAAGAGTTGGGAGCAGATTGCGGTAGAGATGAACTATGCTTGGGCGCAAGTCCATCGAATCCATGCTGAAGCTCTAAAACTGCTTGCCTGAAAGATGATATAAAATGATACACTGTTTTATGTTATTATGACGTTAGTAAAAGACCGCCCGAAGATGGACGGTCTTTCTATATTGGTGTGCCAGTAGGCGGGTTGAATGCACCGGATGGCAGGGTGGGGCCGGGGTGCATGTTATTTTCTGGCCAAGACATCGCTTTTTAAAAATAACCTGTCTCGGGGGAAAGTTTTGATTGGAATAAGCTTTTTGCGTTTTACCAGGTCATCGATATTTTGACGGGTGCAGCCTAAGATTTTAATAGCCTCAGCGGTATTTATTATTTCATCCTAATGTATATTTTTATATATTTTGCCATAGCCGAAAGGCTTTTTAATTTGGAGCTGATACAATGCCAAGCAAACCTAAGAAACTTTGTGCCTATCCGGGTTGCCCGGAGCTGACAACGGAACGATACTGCCAGAAGCACAGAAGGGCGGATCAAAAGAGATACGACAACCAGCGGGGCACAGCTGCCCAGCGAGGATACGATGAGACTTGGCGCGAGGTCAGGAAACGCCTTCTTTGCGAGCGTCCATTGTGCGAAGAATGTCTAAAGGCTGGGATAGTCAGGCCAGCGATAACAGTTCACCATATTGTTCCGCTTTCTGAGGGTGGAGCACGGCTTGACTATGACAACCTGATGCCCTTGTGCCGAGAATGTCACGAGAGAATCCATCAGCGCAAGGGGTAGGGGGAGGGGGAGGGCAAATCCCTGCAGTTTTCGCGGCCAAGACCGAATGGCCTCCTCAACACAAATTTTTTTCCCAAAACAAAGTCGTTTGGAGGTGGTCCTAATGCCTGGAGGCAGACCAACAAAACCACTGGCCCTGGTAAAGGGCCATCGGACTAAAGCAGAAAAAGCAATCAGAGCAAAAGCAGAAAGCAGTCTCTTAACCGGAATTGCTTTGAAAGAATGGCCGGACGTGAAAACAGATCCAATAGCCAACAAGGAATTCAGCCGGCTGAAGAAAATCCTTAAAGCCATACAGAAAGACGATGCCCTCTACGAAGTGGTAATCAACAGGTACTGCCAGCTGCACAGCGAATGCCAGGGGCTTGAGAAGCAGAAAGCCCAGTGCGAAGACGACCTCAAGGAAGTTTTGGCAGCCCATCAGCAAAAAGAAATAGATTTCCTCACCTACCTGGAAAAGAAGGAAGGCATCCAGAACAGGTTTTTGGCTCTTGACAAAAAGATCATGGAGAAGCGCAAGATGATGCTGGCCATAGAGAAAGAGAACGTTATGACCATCCAGTCGGCGCTACGGTCCATTCCGAAAACGCCGGATAAAAATAGCGAGAAATCCCCGATGGCCGCTTTTTTAGAACGAAGGCAGGTTGGAAAGAATGCGACATGACAAGGAAAAAGCGCTGGAACCAATTGAATTCATCCAGATGCTGAAAGCGGTTGACGATTTTTACGGCCAACCTTTTTTGCTGCTGGACTGGCAGTACGATGTCCTCTGGAATGTATATGGGACAGTAAGGGATGACGGGTTTAGGCAGTACAGGTACGCCTATCTTGAAATACCCAAAAAGAACGGCAAGACTTCCTTAATCGCGGCCATAGCCTTATACCATTTGGCGTGTGACGGACCAGGCGGGCAAATATACTGCTGCGCGGCCGACCGGGGCCAGGCCGAACTGGCTTATAAAGCCGCCTGCGGTATGAGGGAACAGTCGGAGGAGCTGCAGGAGTTATTAAAACTGACGGACAGCAAAAAAGAGATAAGAAACACGTTAACGGGCACTACATTGAAAGTCCTCTCAGCTGAAGCATATACGAAGCACGGACTAAACCCAACCGTGGTAATATTCGATGAGCTTCACGCCCAGCCTAACCGGGACCTTTGGGATGTCATGACGTTTGGCGCAGGAGCCGCACGTCGCGAGCCGCTCTGGTGGGTGATTACCACGGCGGGAGACGACCCGGACCGCAAGTCCATAGGCTGGGAAGTGCACGAGCAGGCCAGAAAAATCCGCGACGACGAGCTAACGGACCCGGCCTGGTATGTAAAAATCTATTCCGCTCCCGAAGAAGCGGACATATTTGACGAAGCTACCTGGTATACAGCCAATCCGTCCCTTGGCAAGACAATCAGCATTGAAACCGTAAGACAGGAGGCCCTGGCCGCCCGCAACAGTGAAAGCGCGGAGAGGCTTTTCCGCTGGCTCCGCCTTAATCAATGGGTATCGCTTAAACAGATCGGCTGGCTGCCACTCACCCTTTGGGATTCAACTACCGGCAAATGGTCCAAGGCGGAGCTTGTCGGGAAAAAATGCTATCCCGGTTTAGATTTGTCCAGCACCATAGACTTAACCGGCCTAGCCTTAGTTTTTCCGCCTCAGGAAGGTATCCCGGATTGGCGGGTGCTGTTTGAGGGCTGGATACCCGAAGATAACATGAAAGAACGAGTCAACCGCGATAACGTTCCCTATGACAGATGGGTAAAGCATCGTTACCTGCACGCCACTCCCGGGGATGTCGTGGATTATGACTTTGTCAAAGCAAGGATAATCGCCTTAAGCAAACAGTACAAATTCCAGCCGCTGGGCACAGACCCATGGAACAGCCAGATGCTGACCCAGGAGCTGGCTAAAGAAGGAATTGAGGTAGCTGTGGTTACTCAGAACATAGCCAACATGTCGCCGCCGATGAAAGAAATCGAGCGGCTTTTGCGTTCCGGGCAATGCACGCATGAAGAAAATCCGCTGGTCAGGTGGTGCTTCGGTAACGTTGTGACCGCAATAGACGGCAATGAGAACATCAAACCAATGAAAAACAAATCCAAAGACAGGATTGACCTTATAGTTGCCTGGATAAATGCTATGGCCGTTGCAATGAGATTAGAGAAACCAAGTATTTATGAAACCCGTGGAATTTTGACAGTCTAGGAGCTGATTTCATGATAAAAATAAAAAATCCTATAAAAGTACTTGATACGATTGCAACAATTACAGGCATAGCCTGTATTTTTTATGGCATATATCAGATTTATCCTCCAGTATCGTGGGTAGTATTGGGTATTGTTTTATCATTCCCGGGAATTCCCAAAAAGGCGGTGAAGTAGATTGGGCTTAATTAAAAATATGGCTGAAACTTGGACATTATCAAATGACCCGCCGAACTGGTTTTATACTTGGATTAGTGGTGGCCCTTCAAAATCTGGGATAGATGTTAGCGAGTCCAGTGCTAAACGATTTACAGCTGTCTTTGGTTGCATAAAAATTCTTTCAGAAACATTGGCCAGTATGCCTATTATTCTTTATCGCGCCAGGGACCCGAGTAACAAGCAAAAAGGCAAAGACCGAGCAACGAATCATCCGCTTTATGACATTCTAAAATCAGCTCCAAATGATGAAATGCCGGCATACAGCCTGAAAGAAGCAATAATGGAGCATTGCACTTCTTCAGGAAATGGATATGCACAAATCATCAGAAATAGGCGCGGTCAAGTTATTTCGCTAAATCTTTTACCTTGGACAGTAACTGATGTGCGTCGAAATCAGGAAACTTATAAGCTCGAGTACATCACAAACGATCGAGGAAAATTTGTAATCTTGCCATACAGTGAAGTTTTTCATATCCCTGGACTAGGTTTTGACGGGATAAAAGGGTATTCGCCAATCCGGATGGCTATGGAAGCTGTAGGCCTTGGCCTTGCGGCCGAACAATTTGCGGCAAGTTTCTATGGAAACGGGACCCATCTCGGCGGAGTGCTTGAACATCCAGCAAGTATGAGCCGCGAAGC